ATACGCTTAACAACTCTAGAGTGAAGAGAGAGTTGCTAATTTAATCAGTAAATTAATATAAGTTTGGAAAAATGTCTGATTACCTCCGATTGCCGAGGGAGTAAGGTATTAAAAGTCCTTTACTCTAGGACTAGGGCTCTCGCGATTATTATTTCTGTCGCGAGTTTTGTGCTCTGGTGGTGTTACTATGGAAACTACTTGACCAAATGGTGGCATAACGCAACCTAATGTAAAATCATCACCGGCAGCTTGGAGAATTGTTGTTGTCTCATCGTTATTAGCAAATATTCTGTAACTGTAGTTTCGAGAGTCAACATTTCCATACCTTAAAGATGTGTCAAGAATATTGAATCCATGAGTGTCACACATCAAATTGGCTGAGTAGTATGGAATTTGGAACTCTAAAGGGGCCTTAACGACAGTGTCTCCATATATCATGCCGTTAAAATTCCATAATGCACTTGAACCAATAGCTGGGTCAGTATCATCCCCGATCATAGCACGAATAGTATTACCACTCGTGTTAAATCTAGGAATCAACTTGATCCTCCAGCTACCCCTGTAGAACTTAAACGTTCCTAATACTAATGCAAGGACACCATCATTAACACTACCACTTGGTATCATGGCGATGGACGTTGTGTTTAACTGATATGTTTGCCACATAGAGATGGTAAACTTAAGCAACTTGGTGTCTACCCTCTCACTAGTATAAGTGTTGAATCTTATTATTATCTCAGACCAGCGTGCTATGGTCTCTCCCATACAGAAGCCTTCAACAAAAACGTTTTTAGCTGGAATAATGGACTTGAATGGTTTTTCGAACACCTCTCTCAAAAAGTGATTAGGAACATCACTTTGAGCGAAGAATTCTGGAGCTTGATCTTTAACTTCATCAGTACTAATACCTGGAACCAATCCCATCCACATTGGTTTATTGACAGCATCAGTTGTACCGTTGATCATAGAACATGTTAACTTGTATACTTGGAAATCCTCTGCTCCGCTCATCCAAATGTTACAATCAATGGCTGTATCTGCAACTGAACTTCCGGAAGTAACGGTGTTCACTAAATAAAAGGACAAGTACCCATTGAAAAACCGATTAGTGGAATCAGTTGTGGCACCTGGATAGGACGTGTAAAGATAAGGTCGATCTTTAAAATAAGGGACAGTTATATTATAGACTGTGTCCCCAACAATATCAACTATTTCCGAAATAACATTCCCTCCATCCTCATCAGTTGTTGCAGGTGGAGCATCAGTATATACGATTCTAATACGAGACGTTGTGAACTTTGAAGTGACAAATCGGAAACTATACTTAAGACCACCATTCCAATACTTGAACAACGTGCACATGTTACCGACGTGAGACTGCCATCCCACGGTTACATTCTTTGAATTGTAGGAACGAGTATCTGTAACACAATACTTTGGGTATACAGGGAAATAAAAGAGTCTATCCCCAGTATTCTTAGTGTCGTCCCATGAGAATCCTCCAACCAATCCAGGCAGCAATTTGTAGTTGGCAAGTATATCATACTCTATTTCCCTAAAGATAGTGTTGTTTACGGTTACTTGATTCTCTGGGTCCGCAGACACTTTCTGACTTTCATCAACCCCCTTTACAAAGTTGGTATCACCAATCGGTCTACCAATAGTCTTCGTATCGGATTGCAAGCTAGTGTTTTTAGTTCTACTAGCAAATTTGGCCAATTTCATAGCCAACCTCGCACCAGGAGCTATTTTGCCAACGGGACTAGCTGTTACAAGATCAATTGCATCTTGAGTCATTGAACTTACCTCTCGTAAACTATGATCGGCATCTTTTTGAGCTGCTTCATTTTGCATTTGGGCGACGTGTTTGAGTCCGGCTACTTTAGGGTTGACAAATTGAGCAGTAACAGTGTAATGTAGGGTTTGGGTAGAGCTGGAATTGATCATCTTCAATGGACTAAGAACATAAATGAACACAGCCCCAAAATATCCCACATTTTCAGATTTGTCAAAATTATACCACATTGTTGGCGCTGTATATGGTATTGTGAATTCAATAACATTTCCTAGACTTGCGCTTATTTCAGCACAATCGGCATTGCTAGCTTGGTACATGTTTTGGATCTTATTGAACTGTGCCGTGTGAAGGTGATAATTACGAAGCCAACACACCATTAATTGACCTTGGTGCATCGTTGTCGTGTTAAGTCTAATGGAGACTTTGACATCAGCTTTGAAATAAGAAAAGTTTTCTAATATTTTGGACATATAAGGCTTTCCTATGAGTGCACTTGGGAAATGGTACTCAGCAATTTTTGCGCCTTTGACATCTGTGCTAGCCCAATCTTCTTCTCCTATGACATAACTTCTTTCAAGCAACTTCGTAACACCCTGATTAGGGTATGGATCATTGTCAATGATGAGACCTCCAGGATCAGGTAGCGTCTCAACCTCTTTAATATCACTATAGGCTGTGATAGTTCCTTCAACCTTTGAATCTGGTTGTTCTGCTTTTTCCATTTGAGCGACGAATTCAGTGCCAGCAGGTGGGTCTTCATATTGGTCTGTTCGAGGTAACTGAACACCCCATCCGAAAAATGTGTACTCAGCAGTTTGTCCGTACTTCATTTCCCACATCTTAGTATCATACTTGATTTCCTCCTCAATTCGAGCAACATCATGAGGACTCATAGCAGGTGTAATTCCCCACACATAATCAAGAGGAGTGGGGTCCCAATAACCTTCTTCTGGTCCAAACCATTGATAACCATCATTTAGAGCTTCTGGTTCAACAGTTCCTTGATTTTTAAGATCTTCATCTTTTTCCACCTTTCGTCCTGATTCCGTGACGTAAAGGGGCTCCTCTTCTTGCACAGGAGCTTGATAATGTGGGTCTTCCTCGAACCCTACGCCATTAGTGAACTTGGCATATAGTTGATCGTAAGATTCACAATATCCATCTAAGCTAGGACATTCTGCATCTCTCAACTTCTTGTTGAATTCTTTCTTGAAAGCTTCGAATTCCTTTCTACCATAATGGAACATTTCTCTAAGAGCAGCAGCTGTATTGATGGTAGTAGCAATACGTGGATCGAAATGTGATTTCTTGATCCAAAATGGAATCTCTCTAATAACATCGAGTTCCAATGGGGCATAAACCTCCCCTGCACTCCGAACAAATCTACGTTTCAAGTAGGTGAATTCTTCTGGAGTATACCATTTAACGTCGGTAATAGGTTTCTTATCAACGGTGGTATAATATAAACCCAAATAATCCATATACTTAGCCTTGAGCTGCATAGTATACCAATCATTTCCATGAGTTTCCCCATGATCATCTCCAGTACAGGACAATTCACAATCTATGAAGTATTGAGCACATGGAATTCGTACTCCAAAAACTTCTTGATATGCCATTACGTAGCAAAACACATGAGCAATGACATTAGCGAGATTGTTGAAATCAATCGTGATGATATCCCCTGAAGGATTTTCACCACCGAGAAACTTCATAATCCACTTAAAACAGTAATATTCCCCATCGTAAGTCGTCCACCATAGAGTTCGGAACGACTGTACTTGTTTTTCCGTCCAGTGGTCCGCATGATATTTAAGAATCACACGCAAGACGGCCTCAGCCAAATACAATCTAAGGGAAAAGTCCCAGCCGTTGAAATCACCAGCTAAGACTTTGGTCTTCGATCCAAATCTCATCAATCTTTCAAAAAGAGCTTTCCATTGACGAGAATGTGGATTAAGACCCACAGCACTAAACCAAGACCATGGATTCTTTCGCATGTTTTCCATAAAACCAGCGAGTCTTCTCTTTCTACAGATTTGTCTTGAATGTTCATCCGCAGAAAAACCACGTGGAGTGTGAATTTTGTGTAGTGGTCTTCTTTCATCCTTTAGACAGTAGAGAAACTTCCAATCAGGTCGTTCTCCTCTATCTAGCATCTCTTCACATTCCTCCAATTCCCTTTGAAATTCTCGGGTTGGTTTGAGGTACATTTTAGGACAGTCACAAAGACTTTGTTTTCCGCAATGGACGCAATAAACATCTCCATACTTTCCTTTATGCTTTTTCCGAATTGGGTCCGTTCTGTAACGGTACCCTCCAGAGGAGCTCATAGTCTCTCCTCTAATGTGTTCCCATTCTGGAACACCGTTGATAGCTTCTTCAAAGGACAGGTCACGAGGCTTGACCGCTCGTGGTATTTGGTCAACCACGGCATCTACGATCTCATCCATCATATCCATGAACAAGGGTACATCCTCAGCTGTTTTCTTAGGCTTAACAGCTTTGAACAAGGTATTTTCTAGTGGTGATACTTTAACACCATCTTGCCAAAAAGGGGCAAGAACTGCAGGAGCAGTCTTTAAATTAGCCTTGTCTTCACCTGTGGCTATACAGGAATGCATGATTTGTGTATCATGCGCCATGTGGACTCTCTTATCTGCCGGTACTTCTTTTACGATACGTACACCATCAGGCAATCGAAATCCACCACTCTGAACAACATAATCTACGTCTGGGAGTGGTTCATAATTTGAGATCAAATGACCCATGGCCGAGAAGTTAGCACCAGCAACGTGCAGGGCAATAATCTTTTTCTCTATTTTTGGATTGTTAATGATATAGGGCAATCCACAATCACCACCACCTGTACTCAAATTGACGCACAAATAGTTGTCGAGAACAATAGTTTCCTTTCGATCGTCATCAGTGTACTTTCCTTGTTGTCTAAGTGCACCTCTACCGAACATCAACTTGTTCTCATAGGGCTTGACCAAACACACATCAGTAACATCTAAATAAGCATCGACGCTAGTGTTAATGTGTTTTCTGATATCTTTGAAATTTTCAATACGTTTATCTGAAAACTCAACAATCACCATATCAGTTCCGGCTTCGTACCAATCGATATTTTCTAAAGCAACATAGTAAATACCTTTTGGGGTTGTCATTTTTATGTGATCATAACCAACAGGCTTGTTGGCCCAAAAATGTTGTACTGACAAACAACTTTTCGAGTGTGTAAATAAAGCATGGACCAATCCATACGTCATACCATTTTGCATATCCGACCAGCGAAACTGGACGATATTAGGTGTAACAACATTATTAATGATGTTGGTGGCATTCGTATCTTGTGACTGAGCTTTATAGTGAACGGCGGCGTTCACTTTTTGGCCTTTCTTTACAACTTGGCCTTTTGTGATTACCATTTTTGGCACTCCGGTATTTGGGTCTCCGGAAGTTGGTAATCCCTGAGATTGAGGAGGATTTCTAAATGCTTGAACCAATGAACTAACAGTGAAAATGACACCTGTTATGGCCCCAGCAATAGAGAGCATCTTAATGATCTTTCGGGTCTTGTCTGGTATAGAATTCCACCAAACACTGTAAGCTCCAGCAATGGTGTTGATTGTGTTACCACATATCAACTTCATTGCACTTATGCAGCAAGCAACTTTGTCAACCTCTGGCTTCTCCACCAAAAGGTTTGGATCGTTATCCTTGCTGTATGTTGGAACATGACAATAACGTTGTTCCCAAATGTGGCCATTGTTGTAGATCAATGATTTGGCAGTAAACTTAATCATGTGCCATGGGTTCCAAGGATTCATACCATCATCATCTGAGTCATATTCATCAGATTCTGAACCAAAGCGAGGAGCGCCGTTCTGAATCTTTTGGACGGTGATATCAAATTCCTTTTGCTTCTTAATCATCTCGATCAGTCTTTCCTCTTCCTCAGCACTTGTAGCAACTGGAGTCTCTTGGCAATAAGATTCTACGACTTGATCGTCAGTAACAATAAATTTGTAACTCTTCTTGCCATTAACTTTATCCTTTCCGTTCTCCTTTCCTGCTTGAGTTTTGTGTTCCTTCTCAACAGGAAACCCTTCATCATCCTCATCAGTATCTGGATAATAGTCCATAAATCCAAGTTCATGTCCCTTCTTTTTCCAATCAGGAACATTCTTGTAGTATCTATTTCTCTTCCACTTATCCAAATGGGTTTCTTCTAAGGTCTTTTCCTTTCCTTTCAACCAAACTCCTTTCTTCGCATCCCATTTCCAGTGAAATCGTGGATCACGAAAATCAGCCATATCATTGTCAAATGGCTGTTCTGACGCATTCACTCTCCATTGTTCCTCCTTAGGAATCATGTACTTGATCTCGTCGTCAGAGTTTGACGCAGAACTAGTTGTTGGGGTCATGTCGTCTTGGAACAACTTGTCCTTTCGCATGGATTGTTCTTCGAGCCTTTTCAGAACAGAACCTTTACTCGATTGATATCTCTTGTGTCTCTTGAGAATTAACTTTTTGAGCTCCGAGTAGTCATATCTTTTCCCATCAATCCAAAAATGGTAGATATGAGGGACAATTTCTTCACCATAGATTGAGGCGACTTTGTCAAGATCGACTTCTACGAGAGAAATGTTCTTTCCTTTATGATTGTAGGTGTTCAATACAGAGTACTCCTTTCGCACAGTAACTCCGACATTAAAATCTATTCTTCTAGTAAGAGCAATATCGCTCTGAATCTTCACATTTGGTGGAATGTGTTGGCTATTACTAGTAATGATGACGAATTCTGATGTGAAATAAGTTCCAACTTTGGCCTCTAAAGCAGCCATAGTCAGATGCATGGTCGCATCGTTCAACATCGAAATCAAATGAGAGCCAATCTTTGTTCTAACGGCTTCATCATCAATCTGGAATACATCATCCATAAAGGTACAGAATTGTCCAGTGTATCCTTCCCAATATTCCGAGAAAGATTCGTAGTTGTGTATACAATCACCAGCTTTAAACGGTACTTGTTTCAAAGTCGTATAGAGGTCCGCTGTTATCATCTCTGCAAAAACACTTTTACCTTGTCCTGGGTCACCGTAAAAATGGATTCCCACAGGTCTCTGACGACCTGCGTTCAATCTCAATTTACTACAGACAGTGTCGTGTAATTGCGATAGCGCACTCATTGCGCTAAAATACGAGCTTGTTACCGTTGCGGGAAGCTTGTTATGTATAATTCTTTGTCTAAAGGAATTGCCAATTGCCAATTCTCTTTTGACTTCTTGAGCCAACCTTGCTTCATTCATAATCAATTTGTGCATATCCTTACTAAAATATTCTTGTATTCTACCGAGGAATGCATCTAATTCAGTGCAAAGTTCTTGAGCCTCGACATCACTTGGGGGCAAGCCGAGAATTTCAACCTTAAACCATTCGAAAGCTCGTTCAAATAGTTTCATCATGTCAACAGTGTCTTTGATAGCTCGGACACCGACTGAATAATCTCTCAACACGCTAGGTTGTAATGCGTGATTGATTCTGCTCTTAGGGTAAGCAGTTCCCGTTAACTCTGACACAGCTTCAGCTACATATGCAAAGACACCTTGTGTCATCTCTACATCTTGGTCAGGAGTTAATCCTTTGGAGCCTTGAGCCTTGGCTACATCTGAATCTTTACCCACCTTTGGGACAGGTTCATAAGTACCAGCTGCATTTTCATTTACTAGTTTAAAGTAATTGATCATCTTAGTTATCGATTCAACTACCCTAGAAGAAAAATGGTGTGCAGTAATAAAGGACGTTACAATGAGACCTTGTGTGACTCCGTCTGTAATTCTGGTAAGAGCCCAGATTGTACAAACGAGCGATATCATTGTTTCGAGAACTGAAATAATTTTAACGATAGAGCTTTCAATATCAAAAGCTTTAAACATCTTGTTCATTTTTGACTTGAAGTCTACACAAAGGCTAGAAAGATCCGTGGCAACATGTGTAATCGAGCGCACTGCCTGATTCACATTGGATCCTTAATAATACCTTCTGTAACGTCTTTGGCAAAGTCCTTTTTCATCGCACTAAACATTTGAGCAACGAATTTTCCATTTGTCTTTTGTTTCTTGTTTTCGTTCGGTTGGTTTCGCACTCCAACTAATCTGTCTCTAATTTGATTGGACAGATCAACAACGTTAGTTCTTGCTTGATTATTCACAATGTCATGCACAGTTGTAGTATTGATATCGGCCTTCTTAAAAGCCTGACCAATAGCACTCATCATTGTGACAATCCTTGGACCTTCTAATTTTACATAATCTAAATACTTATTGTACATATCTAAATTTGGGAACAAGGAACATAATACGGAAGTGTGATCCCTTTGTGAGGTACACATATCCGCAAGTCCACTATGCATCAGAGCTGTGACTCTGGCAAATAGGGCCAATTCAGCCTCTGTATAGGCAACGGCAATCGTGGGGTCTTCCTGGTTTGGAATTGTAAGAGCTATAGGACTAACAGGAGAAACAATCTTTCCTTTGTTGAGAGCTGCTAATGAATCGGCAGTTCGTTTCTTCTTAGCATCAATAGATTTTATAAATTCAATAGCACGCAATGTCGCTTGCTCTTTGTTTTGTTCCTTGCCCTTTTCAAGTTCCTCTGCAACATAATGAGGAAATTTACTTAGCAATTGAGCTTTATCTAGAGGAGCCTGGGGAGCCAATGTGTGGATATCAGTTGTCATAGTGTACCAACACAAAAACGCGTGGGAGATTATTACATCCCTTTCTCTTAATTTCTTTTGACCTTCTGGAGTAAGCAATTCGTCAAAATCTATTTTTGAATCCTCTATCCATGTAATGATTTCTCCCAAAAAGGGAATAGCATCAATCACTCCACAGTTAAAGATATCACGCATAGTATGAATGCTGAAATGAAGTCTCGTTTTACAACATTCAATGTGTTTCGTAAAAATATCCATAGTTTTAATTTCTGGTTTTCTATCAAAAACTGCGATTTTTACCAGTGTGTCAAGATAGCTGTCAAATAAAAAGGGCATAATATCCAATCGGATACTTGGCAAAGAATTTGGAACATAAATTCCAAAAGCTGACATGAGTGTTTGACAGTCAGGATGAGCTAAGGTCATTGCAGCAACATTTTTAGAAATTCTAGCTCTAATTTCTTCAATTGGTCCTTGAGAACCAAAAACTTCTTTATAGTTTGTATAATGTGAGATCATCTTCCTCTTGAGGATAGGATCTATAGTCTGCAAACTTTCTTCTAAATTCTTGCTAACGCCTAAAAAGCCTTCATGAACGAGGGCTAAGGTCCGAATAGCGAAGCGAATGGCTCTAAGCTCATTCATTGAAGTTTCATAGCGTTTGTTTGTCAACGCATATATTTGTTTGATCCACTTGGGATCAATGAAAAATGTCTCCGAAATCTTCGAAGCCATTTTGTAAATGGACGGGGACAGAGTAACGTTTAAATTTAATGGGATTTGATCAGACATATTAGCAAGTGCCTCCCCTGTTCTAATACAAGTCGGGTATTGACTCCGTTTTCCATAAAGGATGCCCAGAAATAGGTGTAAGTGAATAATACGTTCAACATTACAACAACTAAATTCCTACATCGTTCAGTAAACCGTTATTAGAATCGCCAAATAATGCACAACGCCAATGATTTATTCTCGGGCATGTTCAAATCGGAAGAACTCTTCCTTGGAGCAACTCCCAGCAAAAGCCGAAAGTCGTTAATCATTCTGAAATCCAAGTTCTGGTGGTAAGTCCAGCTTCATACGAAATGTTCAATCGTTAATATCATCAAAGGAGGTTATACAATACGATCGCGTTTGTCTGACATATAGCAAATTATAGGGCGGCTGCAAACCGGGCTACATCAACTATACCGTTTACTATTTACACCATAACAACGCTTGTGTAATAGCGAGCACTTTAAAATATTAGGACGCTTCAATCTTTCGAAATACTAAATCTTTAGAATACAAATTCTTGTTTATTCCGCATGGGGAACCTAACAATTCATCATATCAATATATAAAACTGCTCAATTTAATTTATTTAAGAGCAACCGCAGAACGCGGGAAGTAGATAAATAAATATGAGTGTCTGTACAAGATATTCTAATCTATGAAATCATAAAATACAAAATCAGTGACATTCATAAAGTGGGGGATAACCCACAAAACAAAAACCAAAGAGGAAATACAAATGAAATCAACATAGGTAATCTTTCTAACAGAC